TTGAAAGATTGTGTGCAAATTACATTGATAATGTAATGGCTTATATTAATGGAACAAAGATTCAAAATCCATTCACAGAACAGGATCAAGAGCCAGATGAAAGATTGATGAGATCAATAGAAGAAAAAATAGATGTGCCAGAAGTTGGAGCTGATGACTTTAGAAGAAGCTTGGCTGCTTTTATTGGAAATTTGGCTCACGGCGGCAAAACTTTTAGATGGGATAGCAATCCTCAACTCAAGAAGGCTCTAGAGGCTAAGTTGTTTGAGGACACTAAAGATCATATTAAATTATCTGCCCTTAATATTAAGGGAGCAACTGTTGTTGATAAAGAAATTCAAGAAAAGATAGATGCCGTCAAGAAGAGATTGATCGATCAATATGGTTATAATCAACAATCTGCAACAGATGTTTTGGATTACGTAGGTAGCATATTTGCTCGTGGCGATGTTGCTGATGACGATTAATTGCCTATTTGAATTGAAAAATACATCTGATTTTCATGTTAGATCTAGAACTAGAAAAAATAGACCAACCGGATGTCCAATTTGTAAAATTTTTAAAGGAGAAAGTTTAATAGAAAATTATTTAAAGAATAAAGAAATCAAATATGAATTGCAAAAAAGATTTAAAAATTGCAGAGATATAAAGCCTTTGCTAGAATTTCAAGGAATTCAACATTTTGAATCTGTAGATTTTGGAGGGAATTCTATTTTTGGTCTTGAAAAAATTAAGAAAAGAGATAGAATTAAAAAGAAATGGTGTTTATCTAATAATTATAATTTAGTTTGTGTTCCTTATTGGCAAATCAACAATATTGAAAATATTTTAGAACAAGAGATTTTTAATGACTAAAAGAATCAGAGAAGACCACAAAGACTTCCATGATGTATATTCTGGAAGGAAAAGAAAAGAACTTAAGAAATATATTAAGAATGGAAGTATATTTAGAAATCGCGGAAAAAATGGAAAGATTATTCTAACCATACCCAAAATAGATATTCCTCATATTGTTTACGGAGACAATGGTAATGGAGGAATAGGTCGAGGAGAGGGTGAAAATGGAAAGGTAATAGGAAAAGATAAAGAACAAGGTGAAGGAAAAGGCAATAAAGCCGGGCAGGACGAAGGCGAAGGTATTGATATTGCTGTAGACATGGAGGAAATATTGAATTTCTTGCAAGCTGAACTACAGCTTCCCGATATGAAGCCTAAGCCTAGTGACACTTATGAAGAAATAATAAAGAAATACAATAACATTTCTTTAGTAGGTCCTGAGTCTCTAAGGCATAATGCAAGAACCTTAAAACAGGCCTTAAAAAGACAGTGCTCAGACGGCAGTATAAATAAGCTACATGAAATTCCAGGATTCGCCAATCCAATAAGATTAATCACTCCAATTAATAGTGATAAAAGATACAGGCAATTTAATGAAATTAAGATGCCTTCAAGTAATGCTGTTGTGTTTTTTGCTAGAGATGGATCTGCTTCAATGGATCAGTACAAATGCGATATTGTGAGTGATATGAGTTGGTGGATCGATATATGGATGAGAAAGTTTTATAAAAAAGTAGAACGAGTTTATGTTTGGCATGATACTCAGGCAAAAGAAGTAGATGAGAAAAAATTCTATAAGTATAGGTATGGCGGCGGAACGACATGTAGTTCTGCTTTGAAGCTAATATCTAAAACTTTTGAAAATAGATTTAATCCTTCTAAGTGGAACATATATCTATTTTATTTTACCGATGGTGAAAATTGGGATGGAGATAACGAACAGTTTGTTAAGATACTACAGGAAGATTTTGGCCCTAAAAATGTCAATATGGTTGGCATAACACAAATTTTGGCTTGGAATTATGACGGAAGCCTAAAGCAAGCTGTTGATAGAAGTTCTTTTTCTAATCTAAGATCAACTCAAATAGTCAACAGTGCACATACTGCACCTGGATCTCATCTTTCAGAAGAAGATAGAAACATACAAATAAAAAGTGCGATTATAGATCTTTTAGGCAAGGATAAAAAATTATCATGAGTGATAATAGTTCTAAAAATAAATTCATGCAAGGTTCGCCGGTTCTTATGGGTGACAACACCATTCCTGGCGTTTCTATGCCTGAAAATTTAAGAAAACTACTTCCAGAAATTTATAAAAAAGTTAGTGAATTTGGATGCGATTTTAATCCTACAATTGTTGAAATGTTGACTTATGATGAAATAAGTGAAATAGCTGCTTATGGAGGATTTCCTGTAAGATACCCTCATTGGAAATGGGGCATGGAATATGAAGAGCTTCAACGTGGATATATGCATGGAATGCATAAGATATATGAAATGGTGATTAATACAAATCCAGTGTATCTTTATTGTTTAGATTCAAACACTCTTGTTGATAATGTTACTGTTGTTGCTCATGCTTTGGGACATGCTGACTTTTTTAAGAATAATATTTATTTTTCTAAAACTAGTCAAAACATGATGAACCAATTGGCTAATCACGGTGTTAGAATTAGAAAGTACATGAGTCGTTGGGGTAAAGAAAGAGTTACTGAGTTTATAGATCATGTTTTGAGAATTGAGACTTTAATAGATTTTTCAAAAGCTTGGGAAAGAAAAAAGGTAAAAAATCCAATCATAAAAGATCATAGAAAGTATAGGCACCCCAGCAGACTTAAATCTAAAGAAGATCATGATTACATGGAAGATTATCTGAATCCAAAAGAATGGATTCAGAACCAAAAGGAAAAAATAAATGAAATAGAGACTGCCGAGTATTTGGATATTTTTAATACTTCAACTAAAGACATAATGAGGTTTATTAGGGACTATGCTCCTCTTAAGCCTTGGGAAGCCGATATAGTTGCCATGCTTTATGATGAAAGCATGTATTTTGCTCCTCAAAGATTAACAAAAACAATTAATGAAGGATGGGCTAGTTATGTTGATTATAATATAATGGCTCGTCAAGGATTTAGTTCTCTTGGTCAAGATCATGAGAGCTCTGGCATTGTTGAATATTCTCATCACAAGATGGGTGTTCTTGGCGGTAAGTATTCTATGAATCCTTATAAATTAGGATATTGTTTGTTTTTGGATATCGAAGAAAGATGGAACAAAGGTCAATTCGGCCCAGAATGGGAAAATTGTCAAGACATAAGAGAAAAAGAAAATTGGGATAAAAAATTAAATTTAGGACACGAAAAGGTATTTGAGGTCCGCAAATTTTATAATGATTTAACTTTAATTTTAGAATACTTCACCCCAGAATTTTGCGAAAAATATGAGTTTTTCGAATGGAAAAAATATCCGAATGGCGAATATAAAATTGAAAGCAGAAACCATAAAAAAATTAAGAAAAAATTAATTAATCGCTATACAAATGGCGGTCTTCCTGAAATTTATTTAACAGATTCTAATCACAAGGGAAAAGGAATATTGTTTTTGGAGCATGAATCTGACGGTAGGGCTCTTTACGATCCTTATATAAGGCCTGTAATTCAATCCCTGAGGTATTTGTGGAAAAATGACGTTTGTCTATCCACAAAAACCCCGGATGGCACAAAATTGGTTTATAGGTGCATAGGGCACGATTGCGTCGTTGATGTTTTAAGTGAGGATCAATATTTAAATTTAAATGAAGAATCTGTCTAATTTTAATTAATTATTAATAAAAAACTTGGCCAGTTTTTGTTGTTTTCATAAGTGTAAATAAATAGGCGTTTTAGGCCTTATTTAATACATATTATGACTCAATTCTATCCTAAAAAAGTTACTTCAATAGAGCAGCTTATAAGTGATGTTCACAATCACAATATAAACAATCAATCAAGAGAGCTTTATTTGCATGGTCATGTAGATTCTTATGATGAAGAGCCTGGAGTGGAATATAGAATGTCTACTTCATTTATTAAAAATATTCATCTCCTACAATCTCAAAGTTCTAAAAATATCTTAGTCCACATGCACACAATAGGTGGAAATTGGCATGACGGAATGGCGATGTTTAATTCTATGAGATTTTCTAAGTGCCCAATAACAATATTGGCTTATGCTCAAGCATCTTCGATGAGCGGAGTTGTATTGCAGGCGGCAGACAAAAGAATATTAACACCAGATTGTGAAATTATGATACATCATGGCTCTATAAGTTTAGATGACAATACTGTTGCCGTTAAATCTGCTGTTGATCAAAATGAGAAATATTGTAAAAGAATGTTGCAAATTTTTGCACAAAGAGCTATACTAGGAAAATACTTTAAAGATAGAAATTTTGGAATTAAAAAAACTATGTCGTTTATTGATTCTAAAATTAGACAAAGCTCGGATTGGTATCTCTCTGCTGAAGAGGCTGTTTATTATGGTTTCTCTGATGGCATATTGGGAGATAAAGGATTTGAGTCTTTGCCAAAAATAAGATCGGGTCGTAAAAAAAATGATTTTAATTGAAAGGATAATTTATGAACGATATTGAACTTTTATTAACTGAAGAGTTTATTGCCTTCACTAAGGCTGTTGCTGCTATTCATGAAGAAAAAAAGATTATAGAAGAAGAGTTTAAAAAGTATTTTGACGATTATAAAAATAAGAAAAAAGAATTAGAAAATAAAGTTGCAATTGCAAATTCGAAGTGGGAAGACTGGAAAAAGAAGCAATCCAAAGAAAAATGAATAGACTCAAGAATCAAAGGGTGTATCTAGCTGGAGCCATGGACAGAGTTCCAGACAGGGGCGTTACCTGGAGAGACAATATAACTCCCTTTTTAGAGAGCTTGGGGGTATTTGTATTCAATCCAATAAATAAGCCCACAAAAGTTGGAGTGGAGGATGAAGATTCCCATGCTGCTAAATTAAAACTAAAACAAGAAGAGAGATACGATGAACTATCTACGATGATGAGATCAATAAGAGCGGTTGATCTTAGAATGGTCGATATTAGTGATTTTTTAATAGTAAATTTAGATATAAGCGTTCATCCTTGTGGCACTCTTGAAGAAATTTTTTGGGCAAATAGACAAAAGAAACCAATCGTAGTCCATATGGAGCAGGGCAAAAATCAAACTCCTGATTGGTTGTTTGGAACCATACCTCATCAAATGATTTTTTCTAGCTGGGAAGAAATAAAGAATTATCTAATTCATATAGATTCAGCGAAAGATATAGAACATTATAAAAGATGGTATTTTTTTTCTTTATAAATTATGTCATATTCAATTGAATATAAAGAATGCCAAGAGTACGCATTATTAAGCAATATAAAAAAATTTAATGTATTTATAGAAACTGGTACTGCGTTCGGCAATACAGTTTACGGAATGATTCCTTACTTTAAAGAAATTCATTCTATAGAACTAAATCCTGATTTTTATAAATTTGCTTGTTACAATCTTAAAAATTATAAAAATGTCAATTTGCATTTAGGCGACAGCAGCAAGATATTGCCCGACGTATTAAAAAATATTAATGAAAATATTATATTTTTTTAGATGCTCACTGGTCCGGTTACAACACAGCCAGAGGCGAAAAAGATGTTCCTTTATTAGATGAATTGAATTGTATAATAAACTATGTTAAAAAAGAATCAATTGTAATAATTGATGATTATAGATTATTTTCTACTAAAAAAAATGAAGACTGGTCAGAAATTACTATAAATAATATATTTAAAATACTAGAGAATAGAGTTGATCGTTATATTATAAGCAACGATAGATTCGTTATTTGCCTGAGGGATGTATGAGCGACGTACCAGAATTAGATAAATTATTAAAAGATCACGAAAGATATTTGCGTAATGTTGCGTGGGACAAAAGAGAAAGGAGATTTCGTATTTTTTTTCGTTTATTAATTGCTGGATCTGTTGCTTTTTTATTTTGTTTGGCGATTGGTTTGCTTGGAATTTTAATTTTTCCATCGGTTTATTATCTGGTTAAAAAAATGACTCCTGCACCTCCATGGCGCGACCCCTTTGGTTATTATAATTACATGTAACAATCTTCCTCGCAATTCACATAAATATCATGTAAATTGCGAGGAAACATATGCAATCTTGGGAAGCCTTAACAAAATATCAAAAACATAAAGATTTAAATGAGAAACAAAAAAAAGTTTTTTCTCATATTCAAAAGTTTAAGTCTTCTTTTAAAAATAAATACTGTTTGTACTGTAGAACAGAAATATTAGAAGAAAATCATTTTTGTAAGCAGTTAGAAAATGTTGGAGATCAGATAGTTTTATTTTATTTTGAATTTTTAGATGAAACAAAAAAAGAAATTATAAATGAATTAAAAAATGAATTATTGATCGACCAAGAACTCTCTCAGACTATTAGAAATAAAATACTGGCTTATAGTTTGTGATTGTTTTATGATTATATTCAATAAATAAGCTATGAAACTTGGCACATAGATCACATTTTTCCATTGAAGGCATTTGTAGAGTATGGTATACTCGATCCCGCATTAGCGAATTGTCTAGGCTGATGATTGGCAAAGAAAACATATCTAAGAGCGCAAAATATGATAAGTTTTCTTTTGAGTATTGGCTTGAATCTAAAGGCATTAACATAGAAAGGAGAAAAATACACCGTGAAATCAAAGATTGTTGGGTTTGAGCATCTCCACCTCCATTCCGATTTTTCGGTGCTTTAACTAGATGGTTATGGCACCGCACATGAGTATGCAAAAAGAGCCAAGGAAATAAACCAACAGTTTCTCTGCATATCCGATCATGGCTCTTTAGGAGCAATTCCAAGGCAAATTCAAGCATGTGAAAAATATGGCGTAAATCCCATATTTGCCTGTGAATTATATATCAACCCTCTGCAGCCTACTTTAAATATTGGTCAAAAGGCCACAGAAATTACGGAGGACATGAGTCCCGAAGAGCGAAAGAGTTTTAAGAAGTCTTATCACCTATTAGCAATCGCATACAACCAGAAAGGTTATAGTAATTTAGTTAATTTATCTTCTGCCGCATGGACTAGAGGATTTTATTATAGACCTAGGATAAACTATGAATTGTTGCAAAATCATAAAGAGGGTTTGATATTCACGTCTTGTTGCTATAACTCCGAGATTGGACAGGCCTTTGATCGTGGCGGTGACGAAGAAGGCTTTAAAATGATTGAAAAATATATTGGTTTTTTTGGTAAAGATAATTTTTATTTAGAATTTATGCTTTTGGATTTCAATAAACAAAAGCCTTATAACAAATTTATTATTAGAGCTCATGAAAAGTATGGCCTGTCGCTTATTCTTTCAAATGATTGTCATTATTGTTTGCAAGAAGATAGTAAAATGCAGCGTCTTATGTTGATGATCCAAACCAAAAAGACTCTAAAAGAAATAGAAGAAAAGAAGGCGGAGAATGAAACTGCTGATTTGTTTGAATTACAAGATCAAAATTTATGGATGAAGAGCGAGGAAGAGTTAAATGCAAAATGGTTCAGCGACTACAGGGATGATATTCCCTATGAGCTATTTGAACAGGCTAAAATAAATACCACTAAAATTGCACAAAAAGCCAAGGGTGTTGAACTAGATAGATCGATCAAACTACCCCAAGTGCCAGACGCAGAAGAAAAATTACTCGAATTAATACAACAAGGATTTGAGTATAGAAAATTACCTAAAAATAAAAAATACTTAGGAAGAATTAAAGAAGAATATCAATTGATTTGTCAAAAAGGATTCGCTTCTTACTTCTTGATTCAAAAAATGATGACAGATGAGGCTAGAAGAATATGCCCTGAGCTTTTGGGATTTGGAGATGGTTCTGAGGCTGTTGGGCCGGGAAGAGGCTCGGTTGTTGGCTCTTTGATTTGTTATTGTCTGAGAATAACAGACGTAAATCCTATTGAGCATGATTTACTTTTTTCTAGATTTTTGAGTCCATCTCGCGGTGGTAAACAAATGAAGTTGCGATTTACTATAGATCCTGTTATAATGTCACAAGACTGTCCGTGTCCGTTTTAATTAAAAGGAAATGAAATGATTAAGATTGTAAAATTAGTTTCTGGCGATGAGATTATTTGTGATTTAGAATTAAATAATGAAAATGCCATATTGAAAAATCCTTTTAGGTTTCTAATGACCCAAGAAGGACTAGCCAGCATACCCTTAATGCCATTTTCAAAAGACAAAGAATATAAAATATCTATGAATCATGTGCTATTCATAGCAGAGCCTGAAGATGATTTTAGAAACAGCTATAATGCCCAACATGGCAATGGCATAGTGTTGCCAACCAATAATATGGTAATTAGAGATTAGAAAATTAAAATTTATTTTTATAAACTTATTATTTTAAATGCCACGCAAGTTTTGCTTTTTTACAAAAACAGCCCTACAGAAATTTTTTCCACTTTAATCTTTTCAATGGCTTTGCCTTGAGTTTTTCTTGATCTCTAATATGGGTTGTTTTGGTAGAAGAAATGCTGTACCTAACAAACTTTACAATATCGCTGAAATACTCTTGGTGCGCCCTTCTAGCTTCAACCGACGCGCTTTCTCTGTCTATTTTGTCTAGATACTTATCAATATTTTCAATGTCATTTTCTGGTGCTCTTACAACAAATTTTGAGTAATCAATATGCTGCCCTAAAGGAAGCTCGTAATGATCAGATATAAGTATCGGTATCCTCCCGGCCGCAAGTGTTTCATAAAACCTACGAGATGAGATTCCATCTCCTTTTGGGCATAGTATAAATGAGCAATCATTGAGCTGTTGGTTGAAGCTATTTTTTAGACGAGCCTTGTCTTTATCACTAAACAAATAATAATACTGTCTTTTCTGTTGGCAAGTATTTTTATCATCTTCTTTCTTACGGGGTGAATTGCGTCACCTTGAAATCCCATCAAGTACTTGCACTTGCTTATATTTTGCGTTTCTAAGCACTCTGCGTGGTGATAAAGTCCCATATCCCCCACCACAGAACTTTCTTTTAATACCAGAAAATCAGAAAGACTAGGCAGGGTTTGATCGAAATCTCCAGTTTGAAAAAATAGCCACTTTCCTTTTTGTATCCTGTATTTTGTAAACACATACTTCTTTATGACATCATCCATTTTTGATATCACAAAATCGTATTTTTTTTGATTTTTTGGGATCCAATTATTTATTTGAATCGACAAGGGACATATGTTTGCGCTATCAATTTCACTCGGCAGATGACGGAAATAAGGACGGTATTCTTCGACTTCAGGATGTCTTATGCTTATTATAGCCCTGTTTTCAAAGTGCATGCACTTCGCGCTTCATTTTTATGGATTTAGCATGGCTATAATGGTTAACATATTAATTTCATAGCAATAAGAGATTAGCCTAAGTTAAAATTTCTTAATGCGTCCATCAAGTGATTGTGGGCAAATTTCTTTTTTAATTTTCTTGGATTTGGGTCTTTCTCGTATTTTTCTTGAGAATGCTTGGCAATCTCATCGTCTAGTTCATCAGAATCATCCATTTTCTCATCATCCATTTCCTCATCATCCATTTCTTCATCATCCATTTCTTCATCATCCATTTCTTCATCATCCATTTCTTCATCATCTTCTAAATCTGAATACTCGTCATCCATCTCCTCGGAATCTTCATCTGAATATTCGCTATCAAAATCTTCTTCGTTCTCGGAATCTTCATCTGAATCATCCATCATATCTTCATCTTCAAAGCCAATAGGTCTGCTGACCGATTCGTACATTGAATCTTGATCTTTCATGAAACTAGACAATGAATTATTCATTGATTTAGCAAGTAGTTTGCATCTTCCTGGCCCTTCTTCTGAATCTCCTAACAAGCTGGTTAGTTCATCATATGCTTCTGGGTGGCTCAATAAAGCTCTTAATACTTTTCCAAGAACGCCAGAATTTTTCATTTCATGAACCATATTGTCTAATATGTTGTTATTTTTATTTGCTAAAACAACAACATATTTTATTGCCTCGGGAGGATGTGGCTGAAACTTTCCGGTTGTATAGGCTGTTACATAGGGCAATTCTTCATCTTGAACCGCTCCGCAACCGCATTCGTCTAGCATGTATTTTGTAAAATCTGCTAGCGACATGTTTTTAGTTTTATTTAAAAAGCTTTCTGTTTTTGTTTTTATTACTTCTTGCTTATACTCTGTGTTTGGTTCGTATTTGAGATTTTTATCTCCTAGTTCTCCAAGCCCATTTTTTTCTACGTCTACTGTTGGACTTTTTACATTGTCATTCGCTGCTTTGTAAGGAGCAGAGTCTTTATTTGGAGGGCTTTTTGGGCTTGGTCCTGTGTAGTCAGAAACTGTTTTTGTTTCAGGATTATCTACAAGATCTCCTTTATCATTAACATATTCTTTTTTAATTGACTTTAATTCAGATAAGTAGTCTGCAAAAGATTTCATATTTTTCTCCAAATAATGCAAAATTATTTATGCTCTAAATTCAATATTTTTACTAATTAGGGTTGTTTTTATCATAAAACTTCTATATCATTATAGAATGACACCTAAAAATAAAATAAAAAACACATTTGAATATTTATCTGAGGCTTTTGGTGAAAAAACACCTTTAGATTTGGTTGGATTAAAGCAATTCACTACAAGTGACGGATCTAAATTTTACCCTGCATCCTCTACCGTTCCTGCACTATTGCCGGGAATTTATGATATTCATATAGATAACATGAAGGGCTTGTATTTTCAAAAAATTAATGTTAAAACAGATGGTCTTCTAAGATTCCCGGAAACTAATTCTGAGAAAGTTATTGAAGAAATATCTAAATTTTGGGAAAGAGAAGATATATTTAAAAAATATAAATTAAATTACAAAAGAGGAATCTTTCTTTGGGGACCAGCAGGTTCTGGAAAATCATCAACAATACAATTGATCTGTGAGGACGTAATAAAAAGAAATGGAGTTGTATTTAAATTCACAAGTCCAGGTTTGTTTTGTGATGGAATAAGAATTTTTAGAGAAATTCAACCGGATTGTCCAATTGTTGTTTTGATGGAAGACATAGATTCGATTGTGGAATCTTATAATGAATCTGAAATATTAAATATATTAGACGGCGTAGATCAAATAGAAAAAGTTGTTTATTTGGCAACAAGCAAC